TATCGACAGATATTCCCGCTTTTCGAAAACGAACAGTATACCTTTGATTACTGGAATGTTGAACGAGGTTCCTTCAAGGCTCAGAGACAGGTACAGCACCAGTTCGCTTATGACGACCTTGATCAACGACCTATTAATAGAACCGATAAGTATCGAAAAGCTTTTATCAAGACTGAAATAAGCAACAACTTTTCGGACTATCAAGTCCGTTGCATTTCGGGAGCTACTGATAGATTCAATGCCTACTTCGGACCGCCGATACTAGGATACTCCAAAGCCTTGTCCAGGACATGGAGCAAAAAACATTGGATATTGTACACAAGTGGTGTAACTAGCCACCAAATGTCAACTTGGGTTTTGAACCAGTGCAGTCGCATTGGCACGCCCTTTTCTGACATAACAAAAGTGATGTCGGACGAATCCCGTCAAGACGCTCACGTGTCACATCTAGCCCTTCAATGGGAACTAGAATTTCTAAAACTCTTTGGTTTGCCAGAACAGGTGGCCGAAGAGTTGCGAGAGTGCCACAAAGTCACAGGATTTTCTCAGTTTGGACTAATGTACAAACGAGAAGGTTCTCGTAACACCGGAGATCCCCACACGAGCTCATCTAATTCGACGATGAACGCGCTCAAAATGGTCTATACTCTTAAAATGATGTTACCAGAATTCGACATGTCAAATCCGCCTTTTGCTTTGTGCATACAAGGAGATGACTCACTTTTGCTGATAGACCCATACTATGACCCTTATTTAAATAAGGATGATTTTATATCTATCAGTGCCACCTTAGGTTTTCACGTTAAGTTCGTGACCATAACCAAAAAGGTGGTGGAAATTGACTACTGCTCCAAATATTTTTGGCCGACCTACGACCACCCGTTAGGGTACGTCCCAGGACCAAAATTAGGAAAAGTTCTCAATAAAATTAGTTATTCGAAATTGCCCGTTGACAACCCCTACGTTCACTGCAAAGGAGTTGTCAAGGGGTTAATTCGTGATGTCCACCACATACCCTTTATGAAAGAGTGGTGTGACTGTCTCCTCGCGCTGTCAGAACACGCGGATGACGAACCTATGCCAATAGAATATGGCATACGATCTGACCGATTATATGAACACACCCCCGAAACTTGGGAGCACTTGTTTGTAAGGTATGGTTTGACTCAAAGTGATCTTCTAGACTTTGAAGCAGATTTACAACAAGTGACCTCCTTACCGTTTTTCATACCTTTTCCGAAAGACCTTTTTGTTATGGTTGGAAAAGATAGTCTTTAATTTTGGCGCCAAATTGAAAACACATGAATGCAAAACGAAACACAAATAAAATCAACATTAGCCGAACTAAACAATATCTTAAAGATGTTGCAACAAAACGGAACCAGATTAACCAAAACAGAACATCTGGAAGCAGGTCAAATCTTACAAGAAGAATTGACCGAGGAAGGCGTCAAAACAAATCCAACGTTTTGGCGAAAAGTGTTAAACACGGCGAAAGACGTGTTCCCACTTGTCCTACCAATTATAAAAACACTACTCATATAATCAAAAACTCCCACATACAAATGACACAGAGCGAATTCAATGAACACGTCTCAACAGACGTTCCTTTTAGCTCTAACTTTACCTATGAATCAGAGTTTCCCGACATAAAACCACCAGTCACCACCACCGGTCGAACCCGTTTTGGTGATTGTCTGGTGATAGCGGGAACAGAATCCTTCGAACCTATATCTGTCAAAACAACATTGGCAGATTATCCAACGGAAGCCGGCCAAATCATCGCGG